GTTGCCATGTCGCCCCGTGTAACAATCTGGCTAATAAACCTTACAAGCATGCAAGTAGGTTAATCCTCTTTACGTGACCACGCTTGCAGCCTAGCCCAACCCTGCTGCTAAGAGACCACGCAGCACCGCAAGCGTAGCGGAATAGGGGGTTCCCTCCTTCAACTTATGCACCATACAACCTCCAATCATATTATTACTGGAGACCTTTTGGGTCGCCACATGGTACGCAAAAAGCAAGAAGCAGGAACCTATGTGGCGACTGTGTGCATGACTTTGCCCATTGAGGCGATCATGATACTGGATAAGATGAAGAAAGAGCACGGAGACAACCGCTCAGCCACGGCAGCGCACATCATCAAAGACTGGAAGATGACTCTGGACAGACAGAAGCGAGAGAGGCTGATTGAATGAAGAACAAACCCTGGAAGAGTGTATACATAAGAATTCCCGATAGGCGTCCAGGGAAGAAACCTGGGCAATACAAATGGGTAGTAGTTGGTAAAATGTATGGGCATGGGACTCAAGCAAAGAATTGGCGTATTGAGTGGATTAAATGACTAACTGGTTTACCGACTTCATAGAGCTGGATGACGCCCTCCTGGAGGAGGATGACTTCCAAGACTACCACATCACCATCATGTGGTCGAAAGAGGGGAGGGTAATCGGACTGGAGTTCGACATCTGCGATACTAGAACGATATGCTTGCTGTGTGGGAACGGGACGGACTGTTGCACCTGTTAATTACGACTGGCGAATAATTCAGTCAGACCTTGGCCTTCTTCAGTATTCCAATAATTGGGGTCGGGTTTCCCATGCACGGATTGATAGGGATTAACTAATTTAGAACGAGCTACACCAATGGGATCGCTTACGGTGGCTGCGATATCCAATAAAGCATGGAAGCCACCTTTCCATTCGTATGGAGGTGTAATCCCTAGGGGGTCTTTAGCGAATGCAATCTGCTCCAGTGGTGATGGAAGTACGGCTGCGTAAATAAAATAGGCAGGGAAGTTAAACAGTTGTCGCATTCTGTAAGGGTCTACTTCGTAGGGTTGGCTAGCATAGACCTGATTGGGGATTGAATCTAGGGCTGATACATAGTCGCTGTTGCTTATTGGACTGAATGGGAGAGGGCCGTAGAAGTAAGGAGGGTACTCTTGCTTTTTCTTCTTGGCCATCAGGTTTCCGACCTCTGCTGAGTATATGCTCTGCGAAGTCGCTCGATGTAGACTAGATCTGATTCTTTGGCGGTGGCTGCTTGGCAGACTAAGTTGGCAGCTGGAATGTTTAGAGTTTCACCATCACCAGAGCCGTTAGCCACATATACCCGGGTCCAATGTAATCTAGCACTTGCCACTGCGTTTCCGCTCCCCCAAGTATCGGTTTCGAGAGTTATGTATCTCTTTCCTACAACGCCAGTAATTGCTGTATTGACCCCATAAGTAGTTCTCTCACCATATACCACTTCCATCAGGTCTACGGTATTATCCAAGAAGCCCGGTGGGTCCTCACTAACCCCGGGTAGAGCCCAGTTGTTAATCTCGGCATCTGTGATTTTTCTCGTACTCAATATGTCGAGTTGGGTAATCTCCGGTATTCCAATAGTAAGACTCTGGATTAACATACTTGTTTGGAAGTCCACTCCCCCAACAAAGGTGGTCAAGTCCTCGATAGTATAACCAGATAGATCTATGTAACTTCGATTAACTATGTATGGAAAGGTATTCCAGAGAACTTCCCATCCATTCTTAGCATACGCATCAGTGGCTGAACCATAGTTCAAACCTATCACAGACCCGCCTATCTGCTTGAGCAGTGTACGAGGGGTAGGGTCTTCAGCCATTCACTTCATCCTCTTTGCTTTTGCATGAGCCTTCTTAGCGAGCGTCGCGAATGGAGTTCTGGGGTGCTTGGCCTTAAGTTCCTTGTAGGCCTTAGCGTACTTCTTGTTGTATGCTGAAGCCTTGCGCTTGACCTTCCCTCCCGCTGTCTTAGCGGCTCTACCTGCTCGACGGATGCCACCACGCACCAGAGGGCGACATGCTCGCTCAGCAAAGGCGGCAGCGAGGATGGGGTCAACTCCCTTCTCTTCAAGCGCCTTCTGCGCTAATCCGCATAGGGCGTTCGCTGCCGAATCACTGAGAGCATCCATGTGGAGCCCTCAGTTGTCAGCCGCCGTGCTCTGGATCGCAATTGCCATCCAGTCCTTAGTAGATAGTTTGACTACTCGGCAACGGATTCGGGCTGTGACATAGACAGCGTTTCCGCCTGTGACCACATTGTCATTGCCAGCTGTAACATACAACTGGTCATTTACAACAAGGAACATGTCCGAAAGACCGGAAGGCCCGAAGTTGTCTGGATAGATGTCAGTGGTCATGTCACCAGTGTTGTTCGAGAAGTCGATGTTTAGACCACCACTAGCAACCAGAGATTGGTCATCACCTCGAACGAAAGCATTGCCGGGGTTCAAGTCAGTCACTTGAACGGTAAATGCCCCATCAGCACTAATCATCGCTGAATAGGGTCCAGAAGCGAAGTCGCTGGTGTTCTGGAAGATGAAGTCTACTTGGTCTATCGCAATCGCTTGGCCTGTCGGGACATTGATGTAAGCCGAGAGATCGATCGTTCCAGTTATCTTGTTCGCACTCGGGTTAGCCGCCGGTAGGGTAATTGTCTCGCTCAGGTAAAAACTGCCTGTCTTTGCTGTTGCCATGTCGCCCCGTGTAACAATCTGGCTAATAAACCTTACAAGCATGCAAGTAGGTTAATCCTCTTTACGTGACCACGCTTGCAGCCTAGCCCAACCCTGCTGCTAAGAGACCACGCAGCACCGCAAGCGTAGCGGAATA